AGCCTTCCCCTCCCCGCCTGGCACTTCCCCCGCCGTTACTGCGTCCATATCTCGCAGAAAAGGAATAGTTGTTATCAAATAAAGGTATAAAACAATGGAATTAAAAGGCAAAGGATACCTGAAAAATAAGCTATCCAGCATAAGCACATGGGTAAAAAGAAAATATGATTATTATGAGTTAAAGAACCTCCGCCCGGATCCTTCCCCGGTCATTCCGTCGGAGCTGACGGCCAGATATGGAAGTAAGCTCGGCTGGTGTGCAAAGGCGGTTGACGCTCTGGTTAACCGGTTATCGTTTGACGGATTCGATAATGATAATTTTGACCTTTGGGAGATCTTCCAGCTGAATAATAAAGATATTTTCTTTGATTCTGCGATAAAGTCCGCGCTGATCAGTGGATGCTGCTTTGTTTATATCTCAGCTGATGAAGATGGATATCCACGGCTGCAGGTCATTGACGGAAAGAACGCGACAGGGAATATTGACCCAATTACAAACCTTTTGACAGAGGGATATGCGATTCTGGAAACGAATGATAATGGTAGTGTGGTGCAGGATGCTTATTTCACGCCGGATTATACGGAATATAAAGACGGGCTTATAATCGAAAACCCCGCCGGATATCCGCTGCTTGTGCCGGTGATATACAGACCGTGTGCAAATAAGCCGTTTGGGCAGAGCCGGATCAGTAAAGATTGTATGGATCTTCAGGACAAAGCCCGCTATGCCGTTACCAGAATGGAGGTTATGGCTGAGTTTAACAGCTTTCCGCAGAAATATATCCTTGGAACATCTCAGGATAGCTCACTTGATAAGATGAAAGCGACCTATACAACGTTTTTAGAGATTACAAAAGATGATGACGGAGATCATCCTGTTATGGGACAGTTCCAGCAAGGGCAGATGACTCCGCTTGTGGATCAGCTCAATACTTATGCCCGATTATTTGCCGGGATAACAGGTCTTACAGTTGATGATCTCGGCTTTGTGACCGCTAATCCGTCAAGCGCTGAAGCAATAAAGGCAGGACACGGAGATCTTGAAAGGATAGCGGCAAAAGCGCAGGATACTTTCGGGAGCGGATTCTTAAATGTGGGCTTTGTGGGCGCCTGTCTCCGTGACGAATTCCACTATCAGCGGAAAGTTATCTATGAAACGACGCCGGTATGGAAGCCTGCTTTTGTTATGGATAATTCCGCTATCGGCTCTTTTGGTGATGCTGTGTTAAAGATAAATCAGGCACTTCCAAACGCGATAGATGCGGATACAATTGAAAGATTAACGGGAATACCGATAAATGGATGATATAGCTCCGAAGCTCATAGAAAATGTAAATAAGGACTTTGAAAAAAACCTGTCAGAGGATAAAGCAGCTGCGGCATTAAATGAAAAGCTGGCAGCGGGACAGGCAAGATATGTAGATGCTTATAATTACGCCGAATCCGTGGGAAATGCCAGGGCAAAAGCCTTTGAAAGTCAGATAAGCTCTGATGTTCTCCCTGAGGGGAAGATGCATTATAACATTGCTTCCCGGCTGATGAATGATTCTCTGACAACGGATCACGAAATGATAGCGGACTATGCCGCCGGTGTTCAGAAAGCGTACAACAAAGAAGCAGGCATAAACTTGAAAGCCCTGAAAGCTGATGTAAATGATGATCGTATAGATGGTTTTGTGGAGCGGCTTTCATCTGAGCCGGTATATGATGATATATCTTGGTTATTAAGGGAGCCGGTCGTTACCCACGCGCGGAGTGTGGTGGATGATACCATAAAGAAAAACGCAGAATTCCAAGGTAAAGCCGGGATACAGGCAAAGGTCACAAGAAATGCTGTTTCAGATTGTTGTAGTTGGTGCCTGGATATTGCCGGTGATTATATTTATCCGGCGGTCCCCCGCGAGGTCTTCCAGCGGCACGACAACTGCCGGTGTATGGTGGATTATAACGGGAGAAAGCTCACGGCGTACAACTCCGGCAATGCAGCGCAAACATTCCGAGATCAGGGGGAGCAGGATAAAATTGAAAAAAGAAAAAGTATTTCTGAAAGAATAAATGATATTTCCTATGCTAAAGAGCGAAGAAAAATAATTGCTGAAAAAACACAACAGGCTTATACTGATATTAAGTCTATGTTTTCAAGTATGCAAGAGGGTGTTAAACAACTCGATAAGGAACTTTTAATTGAAAACGTTGAAAGACTTAAGGAACTAAATAAACGGTTTAAGGTGCTGAATAGTTCTAACTTAGGTGAATTTACAACTGAGAGGAGCAAAGATGCCCGCGCATGGGCGTTATCTGATTATAAGAGAAATGCCAATGATTATTCTATTTCTTTGGTAAAAAAACACTTTAAGGATGGAAAAGCTCTGGAAGCAGCGCTTATAAGGGAACGTATCACATCATATAAAATGCCTTTTGAAAATGAATATGCCAGAACATATACTATAACCCACGAATATGGGCATATTTTGGAAAGTTCAATCTCCATCAAAAGGACAGATTGGGATGCAATAGAAAACAAAATCGCAGGAATGGTAAATCCATCATATTCTCAGATAAGAAGTGTTTACGATTCAGAAGAAATCAGGCAAGCTGATATTATAAAGGATGAAATATTGAGTATTGCGAAAAACAATAATCCACAGTTTGATATGGTATTAAATCTCAGCAAATATGGAGATAAGAATAGTTTCGAGTTTTTTGCAGAGGCTTTTGCTAATAGTCAATGTGGTAGACCGAATGAGTTAGGGAAAGCAATGGAAGAATGGTTAATAAAGGAGGGGTATTGATGGATCAGCCTGAACCTTATTTTATGAAAAATAATGAATGGTATTATCATGATGAAAAAGAATTCCGCTATAAGCTCACAGAAAAAGCCCCGCCCGAGGCGGTAAAGAGCTATGAAGAGTACTATGCAGATGATGATTATTTTGACGAAAAACACCCTTTCCGTTTTATGCATTGATAGAAATACCGCAAAGCGTTTGAGATTATAAAGGAATGAAGCACTTACAATGTAAGTGAGATATCTGAGTATGCTTCCAGATCATTCCGATTAGGCAGATTTGATGAGACATATACAGAATATCGAACAGTAAAAGCGATTTTGGAGATGTGATTATGGATTATGTTATGCCCACACCTGAAATACAGGAAATGATAAATCAGATAAAGCCTTGGGAGATAGGTGCTGGAATTTTCAAAGAAGATACTCCCCCGGAAATACTGGAGATGGATAAGGTCGTTTTGAAGTTTTATAGTGATGCAATGGAAGGTGTTATTTAAGCCTTTCTTTTTGCGATATCAATAAAGATTGCTGTACAAAGCACTTACATCTGTAGGTGCTTTTTTGTTGGAGATACGGATGATTCCTGATAATTCTAAACTGATTGGAAATATAGCAGGGGTTTTAACCGGGCTTGTAGCCGGAGTTATAATAGCAGCGTATGTTATATTCCCAGTTTTAATCGGATATACACTAATAGAAGTCCTCCGATTACTGTCGAAATGATGCCGCTGATAAGACCAAGAATAAAACCACCGATAAACTTAGAAGTAAATCTATCCCACCAGAAAGCCATTCGATGCTTCAGGAGAGCAGTCATAGAGAACGAAAAACCACCCAACCATCTATTGACGATGCGGAGATAGCCTGAATTGATAAGCATTTGAATACTTTCAATAGCTTCATCGGGGGAGATATCGACATGAACGCTGTTAATAATATTATGGTAATCTCTTATTATGGCAAGTGCCGAAGATTCCTGATAATAGCATAATTCATCATTATAGCTATTCGTCAGCTTGAATATTGCTTTAATTATTTTGCGTTCAGTTTTTATCATTTATATGATCCTCCATGAGGGTAATATAACATAGTAATAAGGATAACAAAAGCAGAGGATGATCCCCTGCTTTTTTGTTATAGATAATAGGAGGATGAGCCATGAAAAAAGGCAATCAGACTCCTACCAAATCCGTTGTTTTGCCTTATAAGGTCACAAAGGGAAAGGACGCGAAAAAACTCTATAACCAAACAGGGCGCACCTGTCAGAAATGGCAGGCTTTACAACTGAATAACATTCTGGCAACAAATAAAAACGGCTTATGGGTACATACAAAGTATGGCTATTCCGTGCCACGTCGAAATGGAAAGAATGAGGTTGTGGCGATGCGGGAATTGTATGGACTTGTGAACGGTGAAAAGGTGCTTCACACCGCGCACCGGACAACCACAAGCCACTCCGCAGCCGTTCGCCTGTCAGAGCTTCTTGACAGCCTTGGATATACCGAAGTCCAACGAATGAACAAGGAAAAGAAAGCCGCCGGGGAATATGTGAAGAATTACACCTTCTCAAAGCAATTCGGCTTGGAAAGGATCCAGATCATAGACGGCGGCACTTGTGATTTTCGTACCCGTTCGGGCAAGGGTGGACTGGGTGAAGGCTTTGACCTTCTCATTATTGATGAAGCTCAGGAGTACACAGACGAACAGGAAAGCGCCTTAAAATATGTTGTCACGGATTCTAAAAATCCGCAGACGATATTTTGCGGCACCCCGCCCACTATGGTAAGCTCCGGTACGATATTTTTACACTTCCGGAATGATACCTTGCAGGGCGGCAAACCAAACAGCGGATGGGCTGAATGGTCAGTTGATGAAATGTCAGATATCCGGGATAAAAGTCTATGGTATCTCACGAATCCCTCTCTGGGAACGATCTTTAAGGAAAGATCCATTGAGGATGAAATCGGCGGGGATGAAATGGACTTTAATATTCAGCGTTTAGGATTATGGCACCAGGATAATCTGAAATCCGCTATTTCCAAAACAGAGTGGGATGTTCTGAGAGTGGATAAAGTGCCTGAAGCAGAAAGCCGTGATTTATTTGTGGGTGTAAAGTTTGGCAAGGACGGCACGAATGTAGCTCTATCAATAGCTTTCAAAGCTAAAGACGGAGCTATTTTTATTGAGGTCGTTAATTGTCTTCCAATCCGTGACGGTATAGGTTGGATAGTGGACTGGATAGCGCAATCGAAAAGCATAAAAAAGGTTGCTATTGACGGTGCGAACGGCCAGCAGATGCTATCTACTCAGATGAAAGACGCAAAATTAAAAAAGCCCATACTTCCCACCGTGAAAGAGATCATAACCGCGAACGCCCTGTTTGAACAGGCTGTTTTTAAGAAAACGATCGTTCATATGGGACAGGAAGAGCTTTCAAACGTGGTAAGCAACTGCGAAAAGCGGAATATAGGATCAAACGGCGGTTTCGGATACCTTGCACAAATGCCGGATGGTGAGGTTGCTCTGATGGATAGTGTTATTCTGGCGCATTGGCTGGCAAGTACCGACAAAGGCAAAAAGCAGATTGTTAAATATTAACGCCACTACGGCGGTAAAAGTAGGAGGAAAAAAAATGAGTTTTGAACCAATTGAAACACAGGAGCAGTTAGACAAGGTAATAAAAGACCGTTTAGAACGGTCAGAGAAGAAATGGCAGGAAAAATACACCGGATATCTAAGCCCGGATGATGTGGCCGGGAAGGTATCGGACTATGAAAAACAGATCGCAGAATATGGCAAGTCGCTCGATGATGCCAGCGCAAAGGCTAAAGCTGATGCAGAGACCATCGCAAGCCTTCAGGCTGATATCAAAAAGTACGAGACTGCATCGGTGAAAAGCAGGATAGCCCACGAAGTTGGCATTTCTTATGAGCTTGCAGATAGATTAAGAGGTGAAACGGAAGAGGATATCAGAAAAGATGCCGAATCCCTGAAGCCTTACATAACACAAAAACAGACCGCACCTTTAAGGAATCCGGCGGCAAAAGATCCGGAGCTTGAGGGCGGCACAAAAGCCAGCATTAGAAAGCTGGTGGAAAATCTAAAAGAATGAGAGGAGAATAAAAATGTCAGTATCAGCACAGCTTTATGATGAAAACTTAGTAACCGACCTTATAAGCAAGGTAAAGGGCAAGTCGGCTCTTGTTTCCTTAGGTCAGCAGGTTCCCGTTGCTTTTTCAGGCAACAAGGAATTCACCTTCACAATGGATAAGGATATTGATATTGTCGCAGAGAATGGCGCTAAGAGCCACGGCGGTATTACAATGAATCCTATCACGATCATCCCGGTTAAGTTTGAGTACGGTGCCAGGATCTCGGACGAATTCAAATTCGCATCCGATGAGAAGCAGATCGCATATCTTACGGCTTTCAATGATGGTTTCGCAAAGAAGCTCGCAACCGGCTTGGACCTTGCCGCAATGCACGGCGTAAATCCCCGGACAAAGGTCGTTTCAGATCTCGTTTCGTCAAAGTCTTTTGACACTCTGGT